TTAGGCTGAGTGACTTTCCTGCAGCCGCTTCCACTCCCGCTCCACTGCCCGCTTCGCCGTCGCCTTCGTGGCATACAGATGCCGCAGCCGCCGCGGCTTACTCTGGTCGCCCTCGCTGAGGGTATGCTCCTTGCCGGTCTTGGGATCGCGGTAGTAGGCGATGATGCCGGTGAAGTCGCTCTGGATCTCGTCGACCAGGTCGGCGACCAGGTCCTCCGGCAGCTTGGCTTCCAGCTCCAGGCGCGTGGTGTAGCCGCCGTTGGCCGTGAGACTGTGCTGGACGTTCCCCCCGTACCAGATGATGGCGTCGATCTCGGCCTTCACGCCCTGGAGGGTGTAGGTGAGTTCGGGCATGAGCTCCGGGCGGCCGAGCGCGAGCTGGTAGGTGAGGGTGGCAGTACCGCGCTGCAGGCGGTTCCACTCGGCCCGGGCGGCGCGCAGCGCGGAGAGCTGGTCGGTGTAGGTGTGGCGCAGGTCCTTCACGTTCTCGCCGCCACCGGCAATGGCCTCCTGTTTCTTGGCGCTGTTGACGTCGTAGTAGAAGGCACGCACGGCGTCGTAGCTCTCGCGATCGGCCTGGAGGTAGTTGTGCTGGTCGCCGTCCTTGCGAGTGAGGGTGACGTGGCCCAGGTCGGCGCCGCTCACGGCCTTGCCGCCGCCGGCCGGGAGGAACAGCAGCCGGCCAGCCTTCACGGTGGCCACCGCGTCGTAGTCCTCGCCCAGGCGGGTCAGGAGGTTGGCGTCCGATTCGCCGGTCTGGTCCAGCTGCAGGACGGGCTGCGCCTCAAGGTCGGGCGCGATGAGCGGGGTGAGGCCCTGGCGTGCGGCCAGGACGCGCAGCACGGCGCCGAGGGTGGTGGCGCTGTAGCTCTGGTCCCGCTTGGTCTTGAGGCCCTTGCGCAGGTCGGCGCTGCGGGCGCGGATGCTGAGCACATCTGGGGCGCCGCTGTGCTCGGTCTCGTCGACGATGTAGCTGCCCTTGTCGATCAGGCCGGTGGTGGACCAGCCCAGCCAGAGGCGGATTTTGGCGCCCCGGGGCGGGATGGCCAGCAGGCCGTCATGGTCGGACAGCACCAGGCTCAACTGGTCGGCCTCGAGGCCGCGGTTGTCCGTTAGATCCAGGCTGATCAGCCGCGGCGCGATGAGGGCGCTGATGTCCTTGCCGTCGACCAGGATCTGGTAGCGCGCCTGGGCATAGGTGGCGCCCTGCACCAGGTCGCGGCCGAGGGTGCGCAGCTGTCCGTAGGCGGTGTCGAGCAGCTCCTGGATCACAACAGTTTCCTCAGCAGGGTGCCCATGCCGGCCATGCCGGCGCCGAGCAGCTCGCGGCCGGTGTCGTCGTCGACGCGCTTGAGGGCGATGCTGAATTCGATGCGTCGCGGGGTGCCGTCCGAGAAGAAGAGCGTCTTGGTCTCCGTGATGCTCTCGATGACCCAGAGGCCATAGATCCGCCCGCTGCCCTCGATCAGCGGCCATGCGCCGCCGGTACCGGCCATGTAGCGCAGCACGTCCAGGCTGCTGGGCGTGCCGGCAAGCTCCGGGGCGAGCCAGCCGGGCAGGGTGATGCTGTCGTCGCCCTTGCCCAGAAATTGGCGCGCCGGCGCGGCGCCCACGCGGGAGCTGCTGGCGTGGCGGTAGTCGGTCTGCCGCTGGAGCTCCTGGTAGGCGAGGGTGTAGAGGCTGAAGATGAAATTGCCGAGGGCCATCATCATGGTCGTCAGGTCCTGTCTCTGAGGCTGCTGCGGCCGCGGGCGGCCTTCTGGTTCTCGATGCGGGTGAGGGCAGCTTGGACCTCGCGGGCGATCGCTTGGGCGTCCATACCGGTGCCTGCGTTGATGGTGATGTTGTAGACGTCGCCGCCTGCGGGTGCCGCGGGCGCTGCGGCGGACATCGCGGAGCGGTCGTCGAAGGTGATGCCGTTGGCCAGCGCCGGAGTGGCGGCAGTACCGATGCCCAGGGCCACCGCGCCGGCACTGGCGATACGCTTGGCGGTGTCGACGATCTGGGCTAGCGGACTGCCTTCACCCTTGCCTAAGCCTATGGCCAGGCCCTGCATGGTGAATTCACCCAGGGAGGCGAAGACGCGGGATGGCGAGTGGATGTCGAGCTTCTCCTTGAAGAAGTTGATTGCGCTCTCGCCGGCGCCCATGACGGCGTTTTTCACCGCGCCCAGGCCGTTGGTGATGCCGTTGACCAGGCCCTGCATCATCATCCCGCCGAGGTCGGTGAATTTGGTGGGGAGCTCGACGCCGAAGTAGGTCATCACTGCCGCAAAGGCGCGGTAGAAGAGGCCAATCGGCGAGAAGTCCAAGATCAGCTTGGCAATCCCAGCAATACCACCCCTGGCTCCTATCTTCATCTCTTCCCATAACCCTCTGAACCACGGGCCAACAGTGCTCCAGTTGGCGTAGAGCAAGGCGCCCGCAGTGACCAGGCCGAGAATGACCGCGGCGATGGGGTTGGCCATCACGGCGGCATTTAGCAACCGGAAGCCGGTGGCCACCAGGGGCAGGGCGGTCTTGCCGAGATCGAATAGCAGGCCGATCAGGCTCGGCAGGCGGATGCCGACCTGGGCGAGCATGAAGCGCAGCGCGAGGAAGGGACCAAGCACGCCGGCGACGCCCAGGGCGATGGTACCGAAGGCGATCGAGACGGCAGACAGCACCGCGGCTACCTTGACCAGGTTGCCGGCGAGGACTGGATTCTCGCGGGCCCAGGCGCCGGTTTTGCCGGCGAGGTCACCCAGCCAGGTGATGATTTGCTTGAGCTGGGGCGCAACGGCGGCGCCGAATTCGGACTGGGCGTTGGTGAAGGCGCCCGTCGCGGCCTCCCAGGTGTTGGAGAGGGTGCCCAACTGCTCGTTGACGCGCATCTGCAGGTCGGCCTGGGCCTTCATCTTGCCTTGGACTTCCTGGTAGCCGGCCAGGCCCTTGGACATCATGTTGTTGAGTGCGGTGAGAGTCTCGGAGTCGTCGCCGAAGACCTGTTTCAGCACGCCCAGGCGGGTCTCGGTATTGAGCCCCTTCAGCTTGTCCAGCTGGGCGTAGAGCTTATCCATGCCGCCGAATTCGCCCTTGCCGTCGGTGAAGTCCAGCTTGATGCCCTTGTCCTTGAGGCCCTTGTTCGCCTTGCCTACCTTGTCCGTATCCATACCCATCTGGAAGATCTTGCGCAGGGCGTTGCCGGCGGCGCCGCCTTCCATGCCGGTCTGGTCGAGCTGGATCAGCAAGGGGGCAAGCGCGTTGGCCGCCTCGAGGCCTTCCTTCTTGATGATGTCTAGCGCCGGGCTGATCTTGCTGAAGCCTTCGAGCATGTTGTTGGAGTCGACGCCCAGGTAGAAGCCGCGCTGGATGGTGTCCATCAGGCCCATGAGGTCCTTCTCGCTGGTGCGGGTGGCGTCCTGCATCTTGGCGGCGAACTCAGCCGCCTCGGTGACCGGCATCTTGAGCTGGACGCCCAGGTAGGCGGCGGCTTCGCCCATGCCGCCGAGGATGGTCTTGGCTGACATCCCCTGGCGCACCAGCATGGTCATCATTTCCTGGAATTCAGCCGTGGTACCGGGCAGACGATCGCCCAGGCGCGTTGCCAGGTCGGAGATCTCCTTGAATTCCCTGGGGGCGGTGCCGTCGCTCAGCATCAGCGAGGCGCGCAGCTGGGTGGCGGCGTCCTCGGCCGGAGCGAAGGCCTTGATCATGCCGAGCACCGGGCCGCCGATCGCGGCGCCCGTGGCAGCCGAGCTGGCGCCGGCCATGGCGGCGTTGCCGGCGAACTCCTGGCCGCGCTTGAGCTTGCCGCGTGCGCTGGCCAGCTTCTCCTGCATGCGGTTCAGGCGCTCGAGCTTGCCCCGCTGGGTGTCGATTGCCGCATTGGCGCTGGTGAGTTGCGCCTGCAGGCGTGCCTGCGCACCGCCAAGATCGCGGGTATCGACACCGGCCGAGCGCATGATCGGCAGCAGGCGCTGCAGCTCGGTTCGCTGGGCGGTATGTTTGGCCTGCAGGCGATCGACCTCGGCCGCAACGTTGGCGAAGCGCTTCTGGAACGCCGCCGAGGGTGCGTCCATAGCTTTGAGGTCCTGCCGATACCCGCGCAGCTTCTCCTGGCCTTTGGCCAGGGCCTCGGCGCTCTGGCGCACGGCCTCGCGCTGGCGCTGGTAGGCGCTGATGTCTTGCTGCTGCTGGTTGAGCTCCTTGACCCGGTCCCGGGCAGCCTTGAGCGCCCGGGCGGTCGCGTTGCCGCCCCCGGCGATGCGTTTGAGCGGGGCCGTGACCTTGTCCAGGGCGGACAGGAGGACGCGGATCTGCAGGTCATTGGCCATCGGGGGAGACTCGCTTGCGGGCGCGTTCGCGCCAGTCCATCAGTTCGGAAACGCTCAGCTGGTCGAGCTGAGCGGGGTGCCAGTGGAAGGTGATGGCGAGATCCGCCATCGCATCCTCTACGTGGCGGGGTAGAGCGCCGCCTTGTCGGACTTCTTCAGCAAAAAACCAGCGATCTTCCCACCCACGTCGACCAAGTCGGCCGGATCCATAGCGCGCAGCTCCGCCTCGGTGAGGGTGGGCTGACTGATACGCGGGGTCACGCGAACGATGGCGTTGACGTCCAACTGCAGCAGGTCGGACAGGGTGATGCCGCGCAGCTCGCCGGCGTTGGGCTTGCGTAAGGTGATCTGCTCGATGGTGGTTTCGCCGCGGACGATCGGCTGGTCTAGGACGACGACGTTCTCAGGGGTGGTGGTGCTCATGGTGGTACTCCAGGTAATAGGCTAGGGCTTGCCCGCCAGAGCGGGCCGAGAAAGGGGTCAGATGCCGAGGACGGCGCGCTGCTTGGCCAGGCGATCTTCACCGCCGACGTTCTCGACGAAGGCCAGGAGGTCGATCTCGATAACGGTTTGGCCGTCCACGATCAGCTTGTAGTAGCTGCACGTGGTGGTGATCTTGTGCTCGGTGTCTTCACCGGGCGTGGCCTCGCCCATGTCGATGGTTTCGTGGCGGCCGCGGACGACGATTTCCACCGCGCTGACGTCGCCGGTGTCGTCCTGCTGGTAGGCGCCGGCGAAGCGCAGGGGTACGGCTGCGGCGCCCACGGCGCCGAATTGCTTTAGGGCGACGAGATCCAGGCCGCCGAGAGTCCATTCCAGCTGAATGCCGTCATCAGAGAAACCGAGGTCGGCCTTGACCGGGCCGTTCATGCCGGCGCCGCGGAAGGCTTCCATCTTGCGGCCCAAGGGCGGCAGGGTGCAGCCCTTGGCGATGCCGAGGTAGCTGTTGCCGTCGTTGAAGAGGTTGAGGTTCTTGAGTTTGCGGGGCATGGCCATGGGGGCAGCTCTCCAGAGGGCGCCACAGGGGGCGCCGAGTGGTCAGGATCAGGCGTTCACGCGGGTCGCGAAGTCAGCCAGGAAGCGATCGGTGATGCGCTGGCACAGGGTCAGGTCTTCCAGCGGCGGGACGGGGGTGTAGTCGTAGTCCAGGAAGAGCTTGCCGGCCTTGAGCGACTCCTTCTCGTTGGCGTCGGCGTCGTACCAGCACTCGCCGCCCAGCAGGTAGCCCTGGCGGGTCAGCTCGCGAAACTTGGCGTTGATGCCCTCGACCAGGTCGCGCACCAGGCTCGGGTGCATCGGCTTGTCCACGGCCCAGAAATGCGCCTCGGCCATGGTGTCGGCCAGCACCTGGGCGGTGCGGGTGTAGTTCTCGAAGGCGAAGAGCGGATCCTCGCTGCAGGTGCGCGAGCCCCAGAAGCGATAGCCGTCGTGGTTGATCAGCGTGGTCACCTCGTTGCTGTTGAGGTAGTCGCTGTCGGTGGCGGTGTCCTGCAGATCCCAGAACACATCCTTGCTGATGCCAGTCACGCCCTCGACGGTGGCGTTGGACAGGGTCTTGTGCCAGCCGATGTCGCGGTCCAGCTGCGCGCGCAGGCCCAGGGCCCGGGCGGTGGCGTTGACGGTAACGGTCTTGTTCTCGGTGGTGGACCAGGCCAGGAATTCCGGCCAGTGCAGCATGAGCTCGCGGGCGCCGAACTGGTTGCGGTAGGCGACGGCCTCTTCATTGGTGGCGCAGCCGTTGCAGTTGGCGTAGACGAAGCCACGCAGCTGTTTGGCGATGGCCACCAGGGCGGTGGTGACGGGCTGGGTGTCCAGGCCTGGCACGCCCAAGATGCGGGGCACCACGCCGAGCTGCGCCTTGGCGGCGAGCAGGGCCTTCATGCCGGTGTATCTACCTGCGGTGACGCCGCCGATGATATTGGACGTGGTCTCAGCCGCGGTGGTGCCTTCGGCCACGCGTACTACGACGGTCATGGGCTTGGCCTGGTCGGCGATGGCCTGCAGGGAGGCCGCGAGCGTGCCTTTGTTGCCGGCCTTGCCGACCGCGCCCTGGACATTGGTCAGCAGGACCGGGGTGTTGAGTGGGAAGGCGGTGGCATCGGCATCGCTGCCGGTGCAGACCATGCCAACGATGGCGGTAGAAACGGTGGAGATGGACCGCGTGCCCTGATTGATCTCTTGGACTCGCGTGCCGTGATGGTAGTCAGCCATGGGGGGTAAGCCTGCGCAGGTGGGTAGGTGACGCTGCACAGGCTGGCGGATTGAGTTGAGCTTTTCCTTAGGCCGCTTTTGTTATAAACATCGCTACAAAAAAAATCTACTTAGTTGTCTTGTCTGATTCGCTATCAATTTTTATTTCAGAAAAACGAACAAGGTCATATTTTAGTATCTCCAGGCTGGATTCACTGCAGCCCTTAACTTTTTTAAAGTCCTGATGATAGTCGAATGCCAACGCAACCATACTCATGAGGAAGGATATTATTGCTCCGGCTACCACAATGCCGAATACCCATAACGTTACGATTTGGAAATTCGGTGGGGTCATGATGGATGTAATTGAAGTGGTCCAGCTTTCTTTCTTTAGAGTAGCCTTCAAAATGAAAAGGGTAAGAGGAACCAAGATGCTTAGCATTAAGACCTTGAGTGGCTTGCTCCAGCTCGTTACTAGCTTGATATAATGGTCAAAATAAGATTGGTTTTTAGTTTGGTTTGATTTTAAATAATCCTGAATTTTCTCAATTCCCTCAACCAGTTCGAAGTAGTCTCTTTTGCTGTATTTAAGATTTAGGGAAATCCATTTCTCTTTAAGCTCGACTGTCGTTAAGTTTTTGTCGAGGTTTAATGAGTTGCGGAAAACCTCCGTTTTTTTATCCTTCTGAGACTCTCCATGGAGGGCTAGGAAAAGCATAAATGTTAGTTCAAAAACTAACATCAGTACAAAGAAGGTGTCTGGTGATAGGAATGATGCATCCCATAGCAGCAGAGCAAGGCAGAGGATCATCATTAGGAGCGCAGACAAAGATATGTATAGTTTTGGATCTCTTTTGGCTGTGCTATTAAATTCATAGCCGAAAGTTTTTCTATAGTTCTTGGCAAGTTGCTTGATTTCTGGGTGGTCCATTAAGGTCATATTCCATGGCTTTGATGTCTATTGCTGCAGGCTTCCAGCTTTCCGGATGGTAACAACTCCAAGGGCCATTATTTGTAGAAAATTTGAGAGCGGCTTCTCAACCAACGTGCTGGTGAAGTATGTATGCCATGTTCGACTGAAGTTTCGCGGGTTAGGGATGAACTGGTGCTGTTAGAAGCAGTGTTATCACGCAGGAAGATTTGGAACACGGCGGCTAGTCGCAGCCAACTTCCCTGGGCTGTATCGGTGCGGCTGTTTCACGTCGAGGGCGTGTGCGCAAAACTCCGAACAAAACCACCGCGACCGGCTCTGGATGCCGGCAGGCAGGATCTGGCTGCCGAGAATGCCGAGCCAGTCGTAGCCGGCGCCGGCTTCCTGCTCGAGCAGCTGCTCGACGTGAGCGGCTTGGATCCAGGGTAGGGGCAGGAAGTCCCACACCGCTGGATCCTGAGCGATCACCTTGGCCCGCACGCCTCCGTCCCGGGGCGAGCTGGTGACAAAGCGACCGTCCGGCATCACCAGCTCGCAATGCGAGTAGGGGCTGCGGGTCCAGGCGCGGATGAGACGGTCGTAGGTGTCGCCCGGCGCCCTGTACAGGGCCAGGCGGATCACTGCGGCGCCGTCCAGGTGATGGCCTCGACCTCGGCCAGCGTCTTGGCCTTGGCTAGTTGCTCCTCGAGCTGGATCTTCTGGGCGATGCAGGCATTGATAGCGTCCTTGCCATCGGTGCCTACCCGCTGGATCTGGGCAGCGGTGTGGGGCCGGTACGCCCAGGAGCCGGCGGCGTCCTGGCACCAGAAGGGGGTGGCCCAATCTTCGGCCAGGCCGGGGAAGAGAGAGGCCAGCACAGACGCCTGTAGGTTGCTCTGGTCGGTCAACTTGGCCGGGTAGCGATGTTCGGCGCCGAGTGCCTTGGACGCGAAGCCTTCGAGGATGGTGGTGTTGCACGCCTCGGCAATGACGGCGAGGCGTGCGGCGACAGCGGCAGGTAGAAGATCCGCCTCACTCGCGAGCCGAACCTTGCCGCTGACCAGGCGCTGACTGGCGTAGTCGTGGTACTGGGCCTCGGTGCATTCGTGCTGGTCGGCTGGCAACTCGAAGGCGTCGTAACTATCAAGGCGGTACAGGCATTGAGCGAGTGGTTGACCCTGGACGTCGAATTGGATGGCGTAGAGCATGGTCGGGGCTCCTGGTCAGAGGGCGAGGTTGTTGGATGGGATGAACCAGTAGGCGGTGTTATGTGTGAGAGAGGGCCAGGTCACCGACGTGGCTGAACCTGACGCCTCACACGACACCGTCACGGTTTCACCGCGCACCACAGCTACCCCAGCGATGTCGCTCATAGGTAATGGCGTGCTGTCACCTGTCGAGAAACTGCCTGACGTGCTTCCGGTGATCTTGGCGACATTGCTGATGCTGGCTTGGGGGGTGTTACCCATATTGAGATGGCTGACAGCCAGGACCATACCGTCGCAAGGCGCTCTGAAAGCCGGATAGGTTTTGGTCCATCGGAAGGCTTGGTTGGCCGCTGGGGTGCCGCCAGAGGTAATGGACGCCATGATCGAGCGAGTACGGCGTAGCAGCGTATTGGCATAGCCATCGGCAACCGAGCCACCTACCAGCCGCCATTCCCCTTCGTTGAGGAATACGAACTCGGCGGTGTCGTTCTGGCCGAGCGTTAGGCTCGCGATGGACTCACCGGACGCCGTAGTGATGGCCACTTCTCCAGGCGCAGCGATGGTCACGCCGGCGGCGGTTGTCGCCGCGATACACAGGGCAGCACCTTGGGCTTTCGGATACCGCGCTAGAGAAATAGCCGGCAGCGTCAAGGTGAAGGTGGTTGCAGCGCCGGCGAGGATCAGGGCGCCGAGGTGGTCGAGCGTCAGCGCGGTCGCTGCCGAGAGACTGGGCAGGGCGCGATAGTGGAGCGCCGCGCGCCGGATGTGCTCGGTAGTGGCCAGGAGGTTCGAGGAGTCGAACTGCGAGGGCAGCGGCGCCGTTGGCTTGTCGGTGAACGCCGGCGACCTTAGCGGAGCGTAGCCGCTGGTGATATCGGTGAAGCTCAGCGCCGTGGTACCCAGAGTGATGGGCGCATCGGTGACCAGCTTCCAGATGGTGTCGGCCTGGGCGGTGCCCTGCTCGACGTAGACGGTCAAGCCTGGAGTGACCTCGCTGCTGGCGTCGGCATCCAGGGCGCGGTTCCAGGTGCCGGCCGCGACCAGGTACAGCCCGTTCTGGCTGGCGGTGTCCTGGTTCTTGACCAGGATCCGATCGCCCACGGCCAGCGCGATGCCGTCGACGGTAGGCGTACCGGACAGGGCCAGATTCGCCGTGGTGGCCACGCGCACCGATTGCTTGTTGTCCAGGCGGTTGACGGCCACGGTGATGGCGTCGTCGACGTACTGCCGGGTGGCCAGCACCACGCTGGGATCGATCTTGAGCTCCACAGCGCTGGTGCTGCTGACGACCAGGACCATGCGCAGCACCTGGGTGCGGCCGGAGCCCTCGGCCAGCTGCGGCTTGTAGCTGGGCGGGGTGTTGGCGACCGCGATGAGGTTGCCGTCCGCATCGATGAGGCCCATCTCGCGGATCCAGCTGCCGCCGGTGGCTTCCGGGATCACCAGCTCGGCGATGATCTGGCTGGTGTTGTTGGGATCCACGGCCAGGGTATTGAGGCCGGCGCGGTACCACTCGCCGACCAGCGCCGTCTGGCTGCGGTTGGGGGTGGGGACAACGCCGCCGCCATCGCCCACCGCCATCTTGGCGAGTTTGAGGGTGGTGTTGAGTGCGGCGGCGTTGGCGAGCTTGGCCTCGCCGATGGCGGTGAGGATGGCGTAGTAGGTCTGGCTCATGGGTAGATGCTCAGGGTGTCGATGGCGTGGGTGCCACCGCCGCCCAGCAAGGCTCGGCTGCTGACGACAATGGCTTCGGGTTGGTAGGCGTAGACGGTGAGGATTTCGCCCTCATAGGCGGCCAGGCGTGGGCCGACCGGGCCGCGGGCTTCGAGGCTGATGGCAAGCCCCAGGAGGTGGCGGCTGACCGGCTTGGCGTCGTCGATCAGGAGCGACAACGCGTCGTACATGGCCTCGGTGATGCCGGTGTCCAGGACGCCGATGTCCAGGCGGAAGGTGCCGGGCGTGCCGCTCGGGTTTTCCTGCCACCACTCGCGGACACGGATCAGATAGCCGAGCGGCTCGACCACCCGGCGCAGGGCACCGATGGTCCCTTTGTGGGCGTGGACGAAGTAGGCCGACTTGATGACCTGGCGCTTGGTAGCCTCGCTCCAGGCGCTGTCCCAGCGATCGACCGAGCGGGCCCAGGCCAGATAGGGCAGCAGGGCCACCGGACAGCGGTCGGGGTCTCCCAGGTCGCGTAGCGGGACCGGCACGTCGCCGATGCTGGCCAGCGCCTCGGCGGCTAGGCGTTCCAGGCGGGTGCTATTAGGTGGGAGCAGGGCTGTCATGCCTCAACTCCCTACGGTGACGCTGGTGGCGGTGCAGTAGGCCGCCTGAGCTTCGGTAGGGGTGATGTCCTGCCAGCCGACCAGCTCGACCCAGGCCACGCCGGCGACGTGGAGGGCGGCATCGATGCCGGAGCGCGGGATTCGTACGCCCAGGCGACGGCGCTGGTTGACGTAGGTGGTGAGGTTCGCCTTGGCGGTGGCCAGGATGACCTCGGCCTCGGCGCCGGTGTTAGCCAGGTGCAGGATCGCCGTTACCTGGTAGCGCAGGATCTGCGCCGATTGCACGGTGAGACGATCGCCCACCGGGCGGACGTCTTCGTCGTTGAGCGCCTTGCTGACGATAGCCAGCAGCTCTGCCGAAGCGGCGCCGTCGCCGGTCAGGGCCTGGACCGTAACGGTCACGGCGGCCGGGCTCGGGCTGGTGGCGCTGGCATCGGCCACCAGGCCGCTGGCGTTGCGGGCATGCAGGATGTAGGCATTGCGCGGGCCGGCGACGCTGAGGCCTTCCCAGGCCATCTGGACGCGTTCGCGCAGGGCATCGTCCGTTTCCATCACGGCTGCAGTGCGCGGCACCGCGCTAGGGTTGGCCGGAGTGACAGCCAGGCGGGTCAGGTTGACGCCGGCAGCGATCTGCTCAAGGTCGGTACCGGTGGCTTTTGCCAGCATGGTAGCCAGTGCGGCCTCGTTGACCCGCTGGCGCAGCAGCAGCTCACGATAGACGTTCTCTTGCAGCAGCTTGGTCAGCGGCTCGGATTCCAGCTCCAGGCGGGCGGAAATGGCGGCCTGCTCGGCTACGGGCCAGAGGCTGACCACCTTGGCCTTGCGCGCGGCGAGCAGGGTCTCGAAGTCGAGCGCTTCGACGACGGCTGGATCCGGCAGTTGGCTGAGATCGATTGGGGTGAAGGTAGTCACCTGGTGCCTCCCAGGGTGAGCAGAGCCCGCAGGCTGACGGCGGTGTTGGTCACGGTGCTGTAGCCCTCGAGGTCGACGAAGGCCTGGCCGGACTTGTCGCCCAGCTCCAGGGCGATGCGGGTGAGGTTGATGCGCGGCTCCCAGCGCAGCAGGGCGATCACGATCACCGCCTTGGCCTGCAGGGCGAGAGCGCCGTTGAGGGGCTGGTCGATGAGGCTGAACAGGTCACAGCCGTAGTCCCGGCGCATCAGGCGGCTGCCGATGGGCGTGGTGAGGATGTCGGCCACGGACTGCTGCAGGTGCTCGAGGTCGGTGACGGTCAGGCCGGTGCTACGGTTCATGCCGTGGGCGCTCCGGACTTGCCACTGCCTGGCTGGACACCGCCGTGCGGGTGCTTGACCAAGCTGATGCCTGCAGCAATCACATCCTCGCTGACGACCACCTTGCCGGTGACGTTCTGGTTGCCGGTCTGGGTGTAGTCGCCCTGGTGGTTGATCGGCCCGATGATGTTGATGCCGCCGGTGCTGGTCAGGTCGGTGACGCCGCCCTCGGGCAGGACGGCGCGCAGGCGGTGGGCTTCGCTGTCGTACTCGACTACGGCGCCGTCCGGGTAGGTGCGGCGGTGCAGGCCGGCTCGATCGCCGTTGGCAGGAATGAACGTGCTGAAAAGGCCGGTGATGGCGACGCCCTGGGTGGTCTGGCCGCTGGGGCTGAGGACCAGGACCTGCTCGCCCACGGTGGGCGGATCCCAGTCGCGGGTGGTGCCGGCGCGCAGGGCGGTCCAGGGCAGCCAGCCGGTCAGCAGCTCGCCGCTCTGAACCCGAATCCGGGCAGGGCGTTTGTCTTGGAGATTGCCGTGGTCGACCTCGGCTACGGTGCCAAGGCGAATCAGGTTCTCGATGAGGCGGGAGAGGGCGGCGGTATCTGTCATGCCAGGGATCATGACAACGGTACAATTTTCAGGCAGTTCTTTGACTTTGTAGGAAACACAGCTACAAATTTAATGCCTGCTTACAGGTGAAGATTAAATCTTAGAGAGGTGGATATGTCGGAAGCTGGAGATAGCAACATCGAGCCGTCCTCGGGCGGGTCAGGTAATAAGGGCGGACGATCTGTTTTGGATGTAAGTGCTGCTGTAACGCTCCTTTTGGCTGTGGCAACTGCTATTTCATATCTAAATGGTCGGGCTTATCATGATGGCTACTTGAGCTATTTAAACTTATCTTCTTCGATGTTTCCGCTGCAGGGTAGTGATGCTGCAGTGCTTTCGGCTGTGGCGTGGATAAATGCGATTGTAGGGTATCTTAATGGCTTGGAGCGATGGCCCTTAAGTGACTGGCTCAAGCTGGCAGGATTTTCGATCGTTTTTATAATTCTTGTGGGGACCATAGTCTACTTTGGAAAAAAGTCCGAAGAGAAAGAGCTTAAAAAGAATAATGGGCCCAAAAAGACATCTTGGTTAAAAACGGTCGCAAAGTCTGGTCTGATGTTTTTCTCTTCGATTTACGTTATATTTTTTTTGCTATTGATGTTTGCAATGTTGCTAGCCTTTCTTATTAGTCCGTTTTTAGAGGTTGGCCGCGATCAGGCCAGAGAGGATTTAAAGGGGAAGTTTAAAGATTCGCCTGTGATATTTTTAAAGGATCCCAAGGGCGCAACTGACCAAGAGTATAAAATAATTGAATGCTCTGCTGTTTTTTGTGCTTTGTATAAGGATGGTGATGTAGTTACAGTTCCAATTGCGAAGGTGGAATGGGCTGTGTCTAAGCCTGATAAGAACTGAGGCTATATTCTGCTTAGGCAATTTAGAATGGAATTGCCTAAGTCTTTCAGCTCTTCATCAGACAGGCCGAGAAGTTCGCGGCGGGCATACCGAACCTCTGGGGCTCGGCGCTCGGCGCGGTCTTTCAGTCCGTACTGGTGGACGCGGGCAATGCGGGAGACGCGGCCGGCGAAGCCAATTACGGCCTGTTGCGGCGTACCTTTGGCTTTGAGGTACCGGGCCATCTTCAGCTTCTCGAACATGCGCCGCTTGATGCGACCCTTCTTGCCGCGTAGATCCCGCGGCTTTCTCGCCTCGAACGGTGAGCCATCCGGGTTCACCTGGGCGCGGATCCGCTGCTGCTGGCTGCGACGCAGCTGCTGGGCAGCCTTCCGGGCCAGCTGGGCCCGGCCGCGGCTCTCGAGCTTCTGCAGGAGCGGCGAGAGCCAGGTCTCCAGCGCCTCGAGGTCAGCCATGGCTGCGACCCGGCTGCGGCGTTTCCAGGGCCAAGGCGTCGCCGGCAGATCCGGATTGCCACTCGGCGAGCAGCTCGCAACCGGTGAAGACCTGCCAGGTGGCCGGCTCCTGGTACTCGGTGTACGGGGATTCGGGTACGTGGCTCAGCTGGTAGGTGTCGTCCGGTTGGCGTTTCACGACCACGCGCTCGGTGAGGGGCAGAGTGATCGCCAGATCTACCTTGGAGTTGTCCAGGATGTCGGCCTCGAAGCCGATGCCCTGGGCGGACTTGTCCAGGTTGGCCAGCAGCTCGGACTGATTCGTCCGGACCCAGGCCAGCAGCGGCAGCATCACGGCGTCCGGGTGGCCGGCGAAGTCGGTCAGGATGATCTGCAGCTCGTAGCCGTACTCCCAGGACAGGCTGGCCGCCGCGGTGCAGCGCAGCTTGCCCTTGTCGATGAAGACCAGCAGCCGGTCAGGGCTGTAGCGCAACTCAGGGACGGCGGCGAGCAGGTGAGCGCGCAGGCTTTCGGGCTTGTTCATGGGTGGGCCTGCTGGGCGTCATAGACCATATCGACCTGGGCGGCGCAGTCGGCCCAGGCAGCTTCCAGGACCTCGCTGTCGTCCAGGAGCTCGCCGTTATTGCGCGGGGCGGTCGACGGCAGCTGGCAGCGCGTTACCACTGGACAGCCACTCACGGTAAGCCGCGGCTCCGGTGAGGACGGGCCGCTGGCGCAGCCGGCGAGCAGCAGCAGGCAGAGGCTGGCCAGCCCACGCCCTGAGTTCAGCGTTTTCATGTTCGAGCTCCTGGATCCGGCGCTTGCGGACATCGATCTCGCGGCGCAGGTCGGTTTGGGTGGTCTGCAGCTGGGCCTGGGCGGCCCGCTGCTCGGTGAGGGTGGCCGTGAGGTGGTCGCGATCCCCGGTCAGCTGGGTGACCTGGTCCTCAGCAGCCTCGCGCTTCTGGTTGGCCTGGTCGATGCGCAGGCTCTGCCCATAGAGGGTCAGGCACAGCACGGTGATCGTCAGGGCCAGGGCGAGCGCGAAGAGCGCCTTCTCCTTCCAGCTGATCATCGGCGGTACCAGCCAGCACGGCCCATGGCCGCCTGGTCCAGGTGTTCGAGCTCGCCGATTACCACGACAGCCCGCACGCCCGGCTTGGCGGTCTGGATGGCTTCGCAGAGGCGCTCAGCTTCTTCAAAGGACGCGCCGGCCGGTAGGATGAAGACCTCCCCATCCTGCGGCTCCAGGCGCTGCACGTCGGTGACGGGTGTCATGCGGCGTCCTTAGTCGGGGCGGCGGCGCTGTAGCGGGCGAAGGCACGCTCAAGCTTCACGTCGTAGAGGTTGCGGGCGTAGGCCGGGCCGTTGTAGCCGCGGGCGAAGTCGGCCCACTTGCCGGCCTTGAGCGCCTTGAGCAGAGCGGGCTCCGCTTTGACGAAGCGGACGAAGGCGTCGAGCTGCTCGGCCTCGCTGGCCTGCATGCGGGTGACGAAGTCCTGGACGCTGGCATAGCCCAGGTCCTGCCAGTGGTAGCCCATGACCTGGAACAGGCCCCAGCTGCACGACTCCAGCGCACAGGCCTCATCGATCTGCCGGGCCGAGGTCAGGCGCTGCCACTCCGCCGCACCGCCGGCATAGCCGCCGGACTTCGGGTTGATCAGGTTCGGGTTGAGGGCCGCCAGGCGATCGGCCTCGGCCTGACCGTGGGCCTTGACCAGGCGCTGGTAGAAGACGTGGCGCTCGAACAGGATCACCACCTTGCCGTTGTCCAGGAAGCCTTCGCCCTTGGACTCGACCTCGTTGACCGCCTGGACGGCCGCGATGGGGACGCCCAGGGCCTTGGCAGCGAGCTCGAGGTCCGCGTAGCCCAGGTGGAGCAGGTCACGCTTGCCGAGCAGGGCGGCGAAGGTCTTCGGGCCAGCGATGCCATCGGCGACTAGGCCGACAGAGCGCTGGAAGGCTTCGACGGCGTGCTCGGTGCCTTCGTCATAGTCGCCATCCAGGTCGACGGTGAAGCCGGCCGCGGTCAGGGCTTTCTGCAGGTCGCGCACGGCCAGGCCGTGGGCGCCGAGGATCAGGATCTTGGGCTGGTTCATCGCGTTTCCACCTTGCGTTCGACGAAGCGTTTGGCTGCGGCGCGAGTGCCCTCGACGCCCAGCAGGCCGATGATTCCGCCCCAGAAGGGGCCGGTGCTGGCAGGGATGCCCAGCAGGGAGAGGCCATGGGTCGCCGCCAGGGCCAGGGCGCCGCAGAGGGGCGCTTCGAGCAGCACGCGGCGCAGGGTGCCGCCGCCGTAAGCGATGCGCAGGGCGGCAATGACGCCAGCCACCAGCCCGGCATAGAGCGCAGGCCAGTTGTGTTCGAGCCAGGCGGCGAGCCAGGCCCAGGTGTCGGGACGGTCGGGCATAGGAGGTTTCTCGTGCATGGGGTCAGTCCCAGAGGTTCACCGGCTGCTGCGTGGCAATGCCGGCAGAGGCTTGGGCGGGGGCGTCTGGCAAGGTGATAGGGGTGCCGATTGGCAGGATGGGGCCCAGCTCGGCCAGGCCCGGGTTGGCTTCGAGCGCGGCCTCGGTGATGCCCCGGGTACGCCCGTAGTGCCGCAGGCAGATCCGGTCCAGGGTGTCGCCTTGCTGGGCGCGCACGACGGTGGCCATCAGATGAGCTCCACGGTGGTCCGGGCCAGGCCCAGGAAGTCGCGGACGGCCCACCGCTGATCACGCCGGTACTCGTCGATGGTGGGCGTCTGAGCCTCGGCATCCTTGTCGCCCTTAGCGGTGCTGTCGTAGCTGCGGTATCGCTCGGCGACCTCGGCCGCAGTGGCGGCATCGATTGCGCGCAGGTACAGGTGAGCGCGCTCGCTGATGCCGTCGACCTGGGGCCCGGGCACGGCGGCCAGGGTCGCGTAGCCGCTGGTGGACTGGGCGAAGCGGTAGCCGGCGAGCTCGCGGTTGACGCCGATGGCTGCGGCGATCACCGCGGCTTTCAGCTTCTCCGTGCTGACGCTGCTATCGATCCGCAGCCGAGCGCGGACCTGGTCCAGCTCGATCGCCGGCCAGAAGGGGTCGGACACCACCTGACCGCTGGCGACGGTGCCGCCTGCAACGAATCCGCTCATGGTGCTGCTCTCGAATGGGTCGCCGGTGATCGGGGCTTCACGGTCCTAGGCGAGGCCTGGCCGATCCGCCCCGAGCCGGCGGGGTTGCGGGGGACCGCTCGGTTAGCCGCCAGGGGCGGCATGTTTCTTGGCCAGGCGCTCGGCCCGTTCCAGGTCTTTCTTGCCGCCGCAGCGGTCGTGCAAGCCGATCGCCTTGCGCAGCATCTCGATCGCCGAGACCAATTGGCCCGGACGGCCTGGTCGATCCTCGTCGACGTCGGCCAGCTCGGCCCGGCCGATGGCCAGGTAGAGCTTGGCGCGCGCCTCGTCGGGCATGTCGTGCTCGTCGGTGAGTACGGCGGTGCGGACCAGGATGTCCAGGTCGAAGATCTGGCCGGCTTTCTGCGCTGCGAGTGCGCCTTCGGCGACTTCCTCGGCGATCAGGCAGCCCGGGGTGCGCTCGAAGCGATCGGGCATCAGCAGGCCGTGGCGCAGCACGTAGGCGGCGATGTCCAGGGCGCCGGCGAACTCGCCGGCATCGATGCGCCAGATCATCACGGTGACCAGCACTTCGTCTTGGGCGCCATTGCCGCCCTCGAGCACGCCGCTGACATAGTCAGCGTAGGCGCCGAGCAGCTGCCGCTTGAGTTCGGCCTTGGCCTGGGTGGATTGCACCTGCTTGAGTCGCAGCCGGTCCTGCAGCAGCTGGGCCAGCTGCTGCTCGTACACGGTGCGGCCCGCCATGGTGTCGGCCGGCCCGGCGGCCGCGGCGGCGAGCGCCGCCGCAGCTGCCTGGAAGTGGCTTTTCGCGGGAGAGGAGGCCATGGCTTACACGCCCGTCACGATGTTTTCGATCAGGCAGCCGAAGCCGTAGTCCTCGACCACGTAGGCGTCGTTGCTCGACTCGTAGTTCTCGATGCGGTTCTTCTCTGGCGCCTCCTTTACGAAGCGGCGGCGGCCACCGGTTTGGTAGTACAGCGACAGGTTTTGCAGCGAGGTGATGAGCATCCCGTTGTCCGGGCAGTACGGCACCTCCACCGGCTGCAGACCGCCCATGCGGCGCTGGGCCAGGATGACGTCGGTGGCCAGCTTCTCGGAGGCGGGCTGCTCCTTGTTCACCAGCGGGAAGTACTTGTCGTGCACCAGGTCGCGGCCAAGGATCACCACCAGGCCCGGATCCTTGCGGTACCAGGGGTCGATCAGGTTGCTGACCGCGTCGAAGACCAGGGCGTCCAGGTTGTTGTAGTCGGCGTCGCTGCCGGTACCGATCACGATCTTGCCTTCGGCCTTGCCCGACTTCAGCACGCGCTGCGGTGCATTGCTGCGGTACTGCTGCAGCCAGCCGATGTTCACGTCCTGCAGCAGCGGGTTGGTGGCGCGGTTGGTGGTGGCTGCGGCGCTGGTGCCGTTGAAGCCGATCATCAGGCGGTCCAGGGCCTGCCGCTTCACAATGGCGTCACGCAGGCGAGACTGGAAGTCGGGGAATTTGGCCCAGGTATCCAGCAGCTGGTAGGTGATGGCGGTGTCGAAGTCGGTTTTCTTGCACTCGTACCCGCGATTGTCGAGCGCCTGCATCTCGCGGGGTTGGCGGATGGCGGTGCCGCTGGTGTCGGTGCGGCCCGCGATGGTGCCGGAGACGCCCAGGCCGACTTTTTCGCCCATCAGCTCGTCAACGGGGATGACGTTGATCTTGCTAAGGAATTCGCTGGACTCCTGGATGCGGGTCTCCAGCTTCTGCTGGACGGTGGGCGCCACGGCGAAGGTCGCTGCGGAGGAGGAGACGCCGGACAGCTTGGCGACCTGCTCCAGGTATTGGTTGAACAGCACACGGGTATCGTTACGCATGGATCTCTCCGGAAGGTGAACGGCTGATCAGCAGTCGGTCAGGTTCTGGCCATCGCCGCCGGTGACCGGAGGGCGCTTGGGTTGGTTGGGGTCTTGGGTCTGGCTGAGCTGCAGCTGCAGGGCGGCGAAGTCGGTCTGCAGCTGCTTGTGCTTGCCAGCCAATTCGGTGAGGGCGGCCTCGGCGCGGGTGAAGCGCTCGTCTTGCTCGCGAACGTGCTCGGCCACGGCGGTGACCGCGGCGCCGAACTGGGCGAACTCGCCCTGGGTCTGCGCGTCCTTGCCCTTGAGCAGCTCCTGGACCTTGGCGAAGAGCAGGGCGCCCAGCCCGGGCTTGTCCTCGACCTCGTCGAAGGTGAGGGCGGTCTCCTCGGCCACGGTGAACAGGTTGTCCGCATGCAGCTTGCGACTGGCATAGGGGTTGGCCGCCGGATTGGCCGCGGCGAAAGACAGCACGTCGGTACCCAGGCTGGCCGGGCTGTCGGTGATGCCCAGGCCGACCAGGTAGGCGGCGCCGGTGTCGGCGAACTTGGGCGAGATCTCGATCGAGGTGTAGATCTTCTGCTTGGCCTTGTTCATGGCCACCAGGTCGGCGGTGGGCTCGATCTGGGCGAACAAGGCAAGCTTCTTCTGGCCGTTGATCTCGACCTCTTCGGCCTTCACTGCCACCACGTCGCCGTAGGCCTTGAAGGGGCTGTCCGCCACGCTGCTGCGGATGTGCTCCATCCAGATGCGGGCGCCGTAGGTCTTGGGGTTGTAGCTGGCCGCGGCCTGCTCGATCCAGGCGCGTTCGATCTGGCGGCCATCGCTGGTGGCGCCCTCGACAGCGACGCGGAAGAAGGGAGAGCGAAGTTTCGGGGTCTTGGGGTCGGCCATGCCGGGGATCCTCAAAGGCTTAGCGGGAGTGCTTGGGCGATGAGGGGCATGGTCGGGACGCGCGCGCGTCCCAGCAACGAGGGGCCGTTGTAGCGGCGCGCTGTACAAATCCGCGCGCTATGGAGGAGGGAGCAGGGGCGGCAGTCTGGCGGCCATGAAAAGCCTACCTGAATCCGACTCCGTGCCTATCCCGTCCACCGACCTGCTGATGGACGTGCGCCGCCGCGCCAAGCATCTCTACTGGATGGGCTGGCGGGTGACAGAGATCGCCGAGGCAATCGAGGAGAAGGAGAAAACTGTCCATAGCTGGAAGGCCCGCGACGAATGGGATCGGGCCGACAACGTGGAGCGCATCGGCGGGGCGCTGGAGGCGCGCCTGGTGCAGCTGATCCTCAAGGACGCCAAGACCGGCGGCGACTTCAAGGAGATCGACCTGCTGCACCGCCAGCTAGAGCGCCAGGCGCGGATTCAGCGCTTCCAGGGTGGCGGTACTGAGGCCGAGCTCAATCCCAAGCTGGACAATCGCAATGCCGGACCGAAGAAGAAGCCGTCGCGCAACGAATTCACCGAGGAGCAGATCGAGGCCCTGGAGAGCGCCTTCCACGACCAGTGCTTCGGCTACCAGCTCGACTGGTACCGGGCAGGCCAGCAGCGGACCCGCGCCATCCTCAAGAGCCGGCAGATCGGCGCCACCTACTACTTCGCTCGCGAGGCCTTCCTGGATGCCCTGATCACCGGGCGCAACCAGATCTTCCTGTCGGCCAGCAAGAACCAGGCGCATATCTTCAAGGCGTATATCCAGGCCTTTGCGCGGGAGATCTGCGGTGTCGAGGTGACCGGGGATCCGATCATCCTGGCCAACGGCGCCGAGCTGCACTTCCTCGGCACCAATGCCCGCACCGCCCAGGGCTACCACGGCAATTTCTACTTCGACGAATTCTTCTGGACCTTCCGCTTCGAGGAGCTGAACAAGGTGGCCAGCGGCATGGCCATGCAGAAGCAGTACCGTCGCACCTACTTCTCGACGCCCAGCTCCATGGCCCATGAGGCCTACACCTTCTGGACCGGCGAGCGCTTCAACAAGGGCAAGCCCGTCGCCCAGCACCTCAAGCTGGATGTCTCCCACGACGCCCTGCAGCAGGGCCGGCTCTGCGAGGACCGGATCTGGCGCCAGATCGTCACCATCCTCGATGCCGAGGCGCGCGGCTGCGACCTATTCGACTTAGAGGAGCTGAAGCTCGAATACTCGGCCGAGGCCTTTCAGAACCTGTTGATGTGCCAGTTCGTCGACGACGGCGCGAGCATCTTCCCCCTGGCCATGCTGCAGCCCTGCATGGTGGACAGCTGGGTCGAGTGGGCCGAGGACTACAAGCCTTTCGCCGCCCGGCCGCTGGGTGATCGCCCGGTCTGGGTCGGCTATGACCCCGCCGAGAGCGGTGACACCGCCGGCCTGGTGGTGGTCGCGCCGCCGGCGGTACCGGGCGGCAAGTTTCGCGTGCTTGAGCGTCACCAGTTCCGCGGGATGGACTTCGCCGCCCAGGCCGAGGCAATCCGTCAGGTCTGCCAGCGCTACTGGGTGAGCTACATCGGGATCGACGTCACGGGCATGGGCAGCGGCGTGGCCCAGCTGGTGCGCCAGTTCTTCCCGGGGCTGACCACCTTCAGCTACTCGCCCGAGGTGAAGACCCGCCTGGTGCTCAAGGCCTACGACGTGATCAAGAACGGCCGGCTCGAATTCGACGCCGGCTGGACCGATGTCGCCCAGTCGCTCATGGCCATTCGCAAGACCACCACCGCCAGCGGCCGGCAATTCACCTACACCGCCGGCCGCAATGACACCACGGGCCACGCGGATCTCGCGTGGGCCCTCTTTCATGCCCTGCACAACGAGCCGCTGGAGGGCCAGACCGGCCGCAACACCGGCGTCATGGAGATCTACTGATGAGCGATTCCACCTGCCTGACCAGCCTGGCCGCCCACGCGCCTGGCGTCGAAGCCTTCACCTTCGGCGATCCGGCGCCAGTGCTCGATGGCCGCGAGGTCTTCGACTACCTGGAGTGCTGGTTCAACGGCCGCTACTACGACCCGCCGCTGTCCCTCGACGGCCTGGCCAAGGCCACTCGGGCAAGCGTCTATCTGGATTCGGGGCTCAAATTCAAGCGCAACCTTCTAGCCCGCACCTTCATTCCGCATCCGCTGCTGAGCCGCGCTGCCTTCGAGCAGTTGGCCCTGGACTACCTCTGGTGCGGCAACGCCTATCTGGAGCGCCGCCAGTCACGCTTGGGTACGCCGATCAGCCTGCAGCCGCCGCTAGCCAAGTACATGCGGCGAGGGGAGGAGGGCCGCTTCTTTCAGGTCAGGGGCTGGCAGGACGAACATGAGTTCGCCCAGGGCACCATCTGCCACCTGCGCGAGGCCGATATCAATCAGGAGATCTACGGCATGCCCGAGTGGCTGGCCGCGATGCAGTCGGCGCTGCTCAACGAGTCGGCCACGCTGTTCCGGCGCAAGTACTACAACAACGGCAGCCACGCCGGCTTCATCTTCTACATGACCGACGCCGCGCAGAAGGAGGAAGACATCAACTCCCTGCGCACCGCACTTCGCTCAGCCAAGGGCCCGGGCAACTTCCGCAACCTGTTCGTCTACGCGCCCAATGGCAAGAAAGATGGCATCCAGCTGATCCCCGTCAGCGAGGTGGCGGCTAAGGACGAATTCAACTCGATCAAAAGCATCACCCGCGACGACATGCTCGCCGGCCTTCGGATCCCGCCGCAGCTGATGGGGATCGTGCCGCAGAATGCCGGCGGCTTCGGCTCGATTAAGGAGGCGGCGGAGGTGTATGCGGCGAATGAGCTGGAGCCGCTGCAGGCGCGGCTGACTCAGGTCAACGACTGGCTGGGTGAGGAGGTGATCCGCTTCCGGCAGTATGAGTTGGTCAACACTACAAATTAAGCTCTACGCGAAGAGCTAGCCTAGCTCAATAGCGAATCTACTCGTTCTGATTTATCGATCAGAACCAGGCGTCTACCCAGTCTCCCGTTGCCGCGGCAGCAATCGCATCTGCGTCGCGTCGCGCCGTTCTAGCAGCTGCTTGCGGCTACGCAGCTGCAGAGCCAGGGCGTTATCACGTCCGGTCATTTCTACCGCCTGCGCCTGGCGCTCAAAATCTTGAAGGATGAGATCCCATCGCTCACAGATTGCCCGTTCGGCACCCGTGTCCTGCCGCTTGCGGTAAATAAGTGCGGCTCGCACGAAGACGAATGGGTCAGCGCAGCGACGCTGTCCTGCAGGTTGACTGAAATAGTCACGCTCGCGCTGAAGACAATTGTCCAGCAGTACCTGCAAGTTTCCGATACCGCTTAAGAAGAAGGACAT